TCCAATCCTGCAAACCGTGGCGCAATTCCGCGCTGCCCTGGCCCGCCACGACGCGGCCGCGCTCAACCGCCTGACGGCTGCCTATACGCGCCTATATGCACGCTTGCAAGATAAGATCAACTTACTGGTGGACGCCATCGAGATGAACGAGCCGACAGTGGGCGAGCTTGCCAGGATGACCCGCTACAACGCGCTGATAAAACAGGTGGAAAGCGAGTTGCGCGATTACCAGGTCATCCTGCGCAACGAAGTGGGGGGGGTGAGCGAGAGCGCCATTACCTTTGCCGGTCGTGATACCGCCCGCCTGCTACGCGTGATGGCGGGGGAGTATGGCTTCAGCATCCAATTCAACCGCTTGCCTACGGAAGCGATCAAGTCGCTGTTGGGCTTTCTCTCCGAAGAAGGCCCGCTGTACGCGCGCATCGGAGAATTGGCCGGAACGAATGCAGAGCGAGTGGCGGATAAGATTTTGGAAGGGGTTGGCCTGGGCCAGAACCCGCGCGCTATTGCGGCTGCTATCCGTGACAGCCTGGGCGGTGGATTGACAGATGCGCTCAGGATGACACGCACTGTCCAGTTATGGAGCTACCGCGAAGCCACCCGCGCCAATTACCTGACGAACAGCGATGTTGTAGACGGTTGGACATGGTGGGCGCATCTGGCAGGCGGGCCATGCATGGGCTGCATCTCTAAACATGGATCGGTACATGGGTTGGATGAAGCCCTGGATGATCACTATAACGGGCGTTGTACTGGACTGCCCATCGTGCGCGGGATCATACCCGTGGAGCAGGGTGGCGAAGATTGGTTCAACCAACAGCCCGAAGCGAAGCAGCGCGAACTGATGGGCCAAAGCAAATTCGACGCTTGGAAAGATAATAAATTCAGCTTCGGCCAACTGGCGGGAAAGCATCAAGATACTGTGTATGGGCAGATGACCGTCGAAGCACCATTGGCAGTCCTATTAGGAGAATAACATGAAAACACTCATCGAAATCTTGCGTATGTGTCTATTGGTCTTTCTCATCCTGATGTCTGTTCTGGCAATCGTGATAGGCGATCCACTCACTGCCATTTGGTTCATGCTGTTCGCGCTCCTGGTCAAGCCGGTAAATGAGCAATGACCGATCGGGATTTCTGGCTCCTGATCCGTCGCGCGCTCTTGATGATCGTGCAGGCCATCGAGCGCAAATACCTGTGTAAGGACCCTGTTGATATTGTCCAATAAAGTGCTATAATGACCGTAGTCGAATAAGTCAGGATGCCGCACGCAAGCCCCGCATCCTGGCAACGAGATCGCCGCACGTCGCGCCCATCTTCAATCAGAAGATGGGCTTTTTTTATACATGGAGTAGTCGAGATGACCCAACCCACAGAACCAAACACGGTAGAACCCCAGGTGGGCGATACCACACCCCTGCCCGTGACTGAGACAGCCGAAGGCAATACGTTCGACCTGCCCCGCGCGATGGCGCTTATCGAAAAGCTGCGTGGGGAAGTGAAGGAACTCAAACCCAAGGCGAAAGCCGCTGATGACCTGACCGCCGCCGAGCAGAAGCGCAAGGAAGCCGAGATGACTGCCGTGCAAAAGCTCGAAGCGGAGTTAGCCAAGGCCAAGGCGGAACTGAAAGCCGCGCAGTTAAACGACATGCGCCGCGCTGCCGCCGCCAAAGTTGAGCTGCCTTTAGTGTTCGCAGATAGGCTCAAAGGTGAGACACCCGACGAGCTCGAAGCGGATGCAAAGTTAATACTGGCGGCGTTGCCTAAAGCAGCGCCCAAACCGCCTAACCTTGGGCCAACCAATCCCGGACCTGGCGCGAGCCAGGGGGAGAGCGACGCCCAGGCGCTGGCGAGAATTCGCGGCCAGAGTGTGAACCCATTCGATCCTGCCTTCGCTCAAGCACATGGCGGGGGCGTGATCATACGCGGGAAATCCCTGGCACGCACGGAGTAATCATCTATGGCACCACAACTGAACACTGAAGCCGATATCGCAACTTTTGTGAACACGATATGGGCTGATGCTATGTTGGTTGCCCGCGATAACAATGTCATGGCCCCCCTGGTCACCAACTTCGGAGACACTACCGGCTTGGCGGTGCGCAAGAATGCCAAATACGGTACGGCCACCATCAACCTGATCGCCGAAACGGATGACCTGACTTCCCAGGCTTTCACCCCATCTGTGGATCAAACCCTGACTCCCTACGAGTACGGTGCGCAGTTCTTCATGACGGATAGCCGTCTGGAAACAGACATCTTCTCCGTCCGCGCGGATGCCGTCCAGGAACTCGGTCTGGCCTATGGAGAGAAGATCGATGGCTTTTTGTCTGGCCTGTTCCCGTCTTTTACCGGCGGGACAGTGGGTGGGACCACGACTAACATGACGTGGGCGACCTTTTTGGCGGGTCTTACCGCCATGCGCCGGGCCAAGGCCCCGCGCCCGTGGCGTTGCGTCCTGACTCCGGAACAATGGATGTGCATGGGCACCGCCATTGCGCCGGGCGTCGCCGTGACTAACGCTCCCAACCTTCAGGATGATTTTATCCGCCAGTACTTCGTCAACAATGTGGGCGGCGTCGATATTTTTATCGACGGGAACATCACCGCCGCCGCGACGGTGGCGGGTGGGATCTTCAGCCCGAACGCCATCGCGCTGGATATGCGCCGGGCCTTCCGGTTGGAACCCGACCGCGACCCTTCTCGGCGTGGCATCGAACTGAACGTATCATCCGTCTTTGCTTACGGTGTTTGGCGGCCTGCACATGGGGTCGTCATCCTGACCGCGGGCACTGCGCCGGTGGCATAAGGAGAGTGTGACATGTCTATGGAATCCTATCAAGTCAACGTCTCACTCGTTTTAGGTGGCACAGGCGCGGTTGGAACAACTCAGGTCCTGGCGCTCTCCCTGCCTGGGACATCCCTGGGCGGTGGGGTCACCGTGACCAAGATCGCCTACATGAGCCAGGCCGCCATCGCGGCCGCTTCAGCGCCGCAGTACACCCTGGTATCGCTGGATTCGTCCAGCAATATCATCGCCACTATCGGGACGGCTACCGCTTCGGCAGCCTGGGCTGCCGGAACGGTGCGCAGTATCAACGTCACCGCGGCCAACGCGTATGTATCCGGCACAGTCAGTTATCTGGCCGTCAAGACAGCGCAGACCGCGGCCAACGCCGCGCAGATGTACGTATCGGGCAATATCCAATACGTGCTTGGGCGCGGCGACGATTAAGGCTTGTTTTCGCCGGGCTAGACTCTGGACCCTCCCTCACAGAGCGACAAGGGGTGCCGCACCCCGCCCGGCGATTTGCGGCTGAGGGAGACTGTATGCGTATCATGTTCCATTCCAACGCGCCCTGGTCGCCTAGCGGCTACGGCCAGCAATGCCGGATCTTCCTGCCGCGTTTGGCAGACCTGGGCCATATCATGGCAATCACTTGTTTCTACGGGCTGGAAGGCGGGGTCGTCAACATGGGAAAGTTCCTATGTTACCCCAAACGCTTCCACCCTTATGGCAACGACATCATCGTACCGCACACCATGTCATTCAACGCCGATATCATGATCTCGCTGATGGACACGTGGGTAATGAACCCGGAAGAATACCCGAAGCAGATGCGTTGGGTGCCCTGGTACCCAATCGACCATGAGACGATGCCCGCCATCATCCGCGGCAAGGTGTCCTTGGCTTATAAGCGCATCAGTTTTAGTAAGCATGGGGTACAGGCTACCCATAACGCTGGCCTCGACTGTTCCTATGTGCCCCACGGGATAGAGACGGACATCTTCCGCCCGCGTGACAAGGCAGAATGCCGGAAGAAGCTGGGCCTGCCGAATGACAAATACATCGTGGGCACCGTGGCGATGAACAAGGGCAATCCAAGCCGCAAGTGTTTCCCGGAGATGATGGAAGCTTTCTCTCGTTTCCACAAGCGCCACCCTGACAGTGTATATGTGTTGCAGACCGACCGCGGCGAGAACACCGAAGGCATGGTCAACCTTCCAGAGCTGGTGCGCAACATGGGCCTGGAAGAAGGCAAAGATGTCGTGTTCTGCAATCAATATCAGAACATGTTAGGTTACTCGCCCGATTACATGGCTGAGTTTTATAACGCAATGGATGTGCACCTACTCACCACTTGGGGCGAAGGGTTCGGTATTCCGATCTTAGAAGCGCAAGCGTGCGGAGTTCCGGTCATCACGGGTGGATGGACGGCATGCAAAGAGTTATTCTGGGCGGGGCAGATGCTTGATCCTGATAAGCATGCTGAGCGGCTGTACTCAGGTTTGGCGGCATACCAATTTCGGCCGCGGGTGAAAGCCATTGACGCGGCGTTGGAAAGGGAATATCGCCATCCGTCATCCACTAAAAGAGCGGTCAAGCGCGCGCAGGAATACAACGCCGATCTCGTGACAGAGCGATACTGGAAGCCGGTCTTGGCCGAAATCGAAGCGGGGCTGCAATGATCGACAAACCCCAACTCAAGGACGCCGTAATCGTTCAACAAGCCTGGCAGATCGGGCCATTCGCCGATATGCTGCGCCTGACTTACCAGCGCCACGCCGCCTACGCCTGGGCGCACAACATGGAGTATTGGGCCGTAGCGGGCTCGCTCAAGCCCGACTTGTGGCCGGGCGGATGGGGCAAAATATGGCTCTTGCGCATGATGTTGGAGCAGGGATACAAATACGTGTTCTGGATCGATACCGACGCGGCCATCGTGGACGGCGAATGTGACCTGCGCGCGGCCTTGCCTGAAGGCAAACTCATCGGGGCGGTTGAACACTGGGCTCCGGACTGGTTCCCGAATCTGGACATCCCCCGCCACTACAACGTAGGCGTGCTGTTCCTACGCAATGCACCGCGCACCATCGATTTCCTGGATGAGTGGCTGGCCCGCTACCCTGGCACGCAGAGATGGCTGGAGCAGGGCAGCTTCAACGAGATGGTCACAAATGGACATGTCGATATCTTCCACCCGCTCGAAGCCAAATACAACGCCACCATCAATGTTAATCAAGTCGAGCATCCTGTCATTATGGGTTGGCATGGTGTCATGCCGGAATCGAAAAGGTTCTCGCTTATGAAGGAAGTGTTCAAAGACGACTTCCTGAAGTTTAGAGTATGAAATGCCATTCAAATCGAAGCGCCAAAGAACGTGGATGCGCATCAATAAACCACGCCTGGCGAAAAAGTGGACTAAAAAGTACGGCTCCAAAGTTGGGGGCCGAAAGAGAAGGAAATAAACATGTCTAAATGGGCCTATAACGGCATTGCCGATTACGGTCTCAACAGCGGCTTTCAACAGGTCGCTAACCGCGTAGCAATCGCCACTGCACAGCCAACAACTTTCGGCACCTGGGAAACAACAGCCGCCGGAACGTTGTCAATCGCATCTGCGAATTGGACATTGGGCACAGGCGACACCAACGGGCGAAAGCTGACCTTGGGTGCAGCCACCATCGTGGTTGGTACGTCCGGCACAGTTAATCACGTCACATTCGCGGCCACGACCGGCTCAGGAACATTTATCTTCGCGGGCACATGCGCGCCTACCGCGGTCACGGCGGGCGGTACGGTCATCGTCGGCGCCTGGGACGTGGACGAGATCAACGATCCGGTGTAGATCCTAAGATATAGACGATGGCTAACCACGCCGCGTTAATCCGCCAGGAAAACTTAGGACGAACCGTTACCCGCCGGGGGAGACGGTTTATTGAGTTTGACCTTGGTGGGGGCGTAAGGCGGTATGTTGCCACTATCGATCCGCTGCACGTGCGCGGCAGCGAGACAGAGATAGACACTACTTTTGTAGCCGATACCGGGGCCTGGCAGTGGAAACTTGCCCAGGGCGATTTCCAGGTACACGCCCGCAGCGTGTTCAACGCCGGAAATCTGGTCGAGTGGCGGCATGAGAGCGGCGAGTGGATCATCGTCGATCCACAGTCTATCAACTGGATCAATCAGGACCTATCACGCCAGCAGATCGCTATCAAACAGGCCATTACGGGAGTTGCCAACGATTTCACCCTTTCATTCCCTGCTGGTTATGGGACAGGGATAGATTTCACGTATATCGCTCACCCCTCGCGGCTAATCAAGCACATTACCATTGGCCAACTTTCTCGGCTGCCTGCTCCAACTGTGGTAGGACCGTCGATTTGGTTTGAAGCCGAATGGACGCTATCCACATCTTCAGGCGTGGATCTGTGGCTGGATGGAGCTAAATGGGCAAAAACTAACGGCGTCAGAGTAAAGACTGCCAACAGGATTGAGTTCCGCAACACCGCCAATACGCAGGTGCTTTGGTACGCCGATGCGCCTACCGCCACGGATGCCAATGGGGAGACGGTAGTTTCCGAGTACGAAGTCAGGCGGCAGGGTGGGCCAGGAAATTTGTTTATTACCGTGCGCGTGCCGCGTGCCTGGCTGCTGGCTGCTGCCTATCCGGTGATGATCGATCCGACCTTCACCGATGGGTATGGCGGGGATGTGGCCACCGCCAAGGATACCTATGTCAACTCTGGTGCTGCCACCGTAGGTTATGGCGTCAATGCGCTGATCCAGGCAAACTCGACCGGGATAAAAGCTCTACTTGAATTCGACCTGTCGAGTATCGATGCGGCGGCCACTTGCAACAGCGCGCTGTTTTCCGTCTATCGTGCGGTGCAAGGATCGGCCAACGCATTTACCCTGACTACGTACCCTATTGCATCCGGCAACGCTGCCTGGGTGGAAGGAACCAGTGGCAACCCGGCTCCATCCGGATCGCCATGTTGGAACGCCCTGGCCGCGGATGGCTCGGGCGGCGTGACCACGGCCTGGGCGGGCAGCGCGGGATTGGCTACCAGCGGGACGGATTATGAAGCCAGCAGCCTGGGTACGGTCAATGGCAACCGCTCA